TGGAGCAATCAGCAGCGATCCGTCTTGGTTTTGCTTTACGGATATTCCTCCCGCTCCTGTAGAGTTTAGGAGTCCGTTAATCGTATCGATAATCTCATTCGCTTTATCTGTATCGAGAAGAGAAGGAGCTTCGTTTCTAGTGAGTCTCTCAATCATACGATGAACGAACTTACGATCTCAAAAGTTTTATTATAGTAAATATTTCCAGCATATTTACCAGCCTCGTATTTTATAGGTTTACTCGGAGTTCCGACAGAAAATTCGAAAGTCATATCTGTATCGATATTTCCCTCTGTCCCGTTCTGATCATTCGGCTCATAGCCTGCAGTCGCAATCGTAAACGGCGCGAGCGTTCCGCTTTGAATTTCACCAATAGGGACAGACGCATATTCATGCTTTACTCTGACTACGCAGTTTATAGATCCAGACTTCTGCTCTGTCGATGCGAATACATTCTCGTCGAAATTCCTGACGTCTTCTATCCCTTGTAGATTGAGCCATGCGAATACCTCAGAAGTAGTAACTATTATACCAGTGCCAATAACAGTTACTCCGACGAACTTAGTAAAAGGAACATTCTGCGCTTCAAACGAATACCACGTCGGAGGGACGACCGCATATTTAGACTCGATATTAAATAGTCCTCCACCGATGTCAGATGTAGATTCCTCATACAAAAAATAGTCGCTTTTCTTAGGATGTGGGACTCCTATTTTAGTAGGCTCGTAGGATTCTTTAGATTGTGCAGACGTCTCTACTATTACGTATGACTCTGGAATGTTCGGATCTTTAAAAAAGAATTTAGCATTCTCATCTAATGATATTCTCTGCTCTCTGCTGCTTGGAAGATCGTCTATAAGTTGAAATGGCATAGCTTATTGAGAAACAAATTTGCCCTCTAAGGTTTGATTGATTTTTTCGAGTAAAGCTTCGGAGGGGTCTTTATCAATCTGCTTTTGTAAACCTGCTTGCATCTCAGCTTCGGTAAACATTTTACCTTTCTTACCGCCAATGTATTGCTGGAATCCTCCGCTCCCTAACTTCTCGAAGCGGATGTCTTTTCCGTCCTCGCCTTTACCCTTACCAGCTAAGTTGGATGCCTTCTTTAAGTCGTGCCCAGTAAGAGAACTCTTTTCTTCTCCTGTTAGATCTCCAGGTTTCGCTATCTTATTAGCTATAAGCGTAGCCTGCTCCTGAGAGATATTATACTCCTTCATCAGATCTAAGATTTTCTGCGCGAACTTTGCTCGACGCTCCATCGCCGCCTGAGCTTCCTTGTCCCCATTCGCTTGTGCGTGAATAGCTTTAAGCTTCATCTCGTTAATCTTCGCCTCGAGAGTCTCTAGCTTTTTCTTTTTATCTTCTTCTGGATCGGATATCTCATTTACTTTCTTGGCTAGAGCTGCCGCTTCTTCTAGTGATAAGTTATGGTCCTTCATTAAGGATAGAGTCTTCTCTGCCCACTTAGCTCTAACTTCCGCAGCCTCCTGTGCTTCCTTGTCTCCACTTGCCTGCGCTCTGATTGCTTCGAGCTTTATCTCTTTAATCTTTTCCTCTAGCTCTTCTAGCTCCTTCTTCGCCTTTTCCTCGGAGCTTGTGTCTTCTCCTCCTCCTGCTAACTCTAAGTCCCCAGACTGCTTAATTATAGCTTGGAGAGCGTCTAATCTCTCCTGTAGAGCTTTCGCTCTCTTCGGATCTGTTTCCTTTTTTATCTGATCCTCTAGGGTCGCAGCTAAATCCTTACTAGTTTTAATCTCATTTTCTGATGCTTTGATTCTCTCCGCTTCCGCTTTAGCTTCTATCTTCCGCTCCTCTTCGATCATCTTTACTCGTTCCTCGATCATCTTTTTACGAGCGAGAGCGAAATTTAGACCGACGTTATCGATTCCAGCTTCTTCAAAAGCACCTTCTGATTCTAGCTGCAGCTTCGCTGTAAACTCTACATCACTCAATCCACTCATGTAGATCTGTCTCGCGATAAAGTCTCCCATCGCATCCATCCCATTCTTTATGCCACTGAGCATTCCAGCTAGAGCTTTAGTCAGCATCGCGACTGCTGGAAGAATCGTAGTTCCTATCTCCGTCCCAGTCTCCTTTAAATTCTTCTTTAGAAACTTTACCTGATTAGCCGCGCTATTTGCAGTCGCTGCTGCGTCTCCGTTTGCTTCGCCTAAGTCGCGAATCATAATAGACTGAACTGCTAGAGCTTTCTGAGCAGCGTTCATAGCTCCCGCTCCGTCCCAGATTCCTAGAGTTAGTCCTTCCTGCTTTAGTCGAGCCTCGTTAATTACGATACCGAGCTGCTTTAGTCCTTCGAACTCTCCCGCGACTGCTGCTCTAATTTTACCGAAAGCTTCCTCGATCGGAAGATTATGGAAGCTCGCGATATCTCCAGCGACTTTAACCATCTCGACGGAAAAGATCCCTGCGGCTTTAGCATTTAAGCCGAAAGCTTTTCCCATCGCTGCGAACGTAGCTAGAGCGTCTTGCATCTCCGCTTTCGTGCTAGGAATAGTCTTTCTTAGCTTGTCGACCTCCTCGGCCATCTTCGCCGTAGCTGGACCGAATACCGCCTTAAACTTAGACGCTGTCTCGCCAGCAGCTAGTCCTAAGCTCATTATACTCTTTACTAGTCCGACACCAGCGAAAGCGGCGCCCATTCTAAGGAAGCTCGCTCCTGCGGTTTTAGAGAAAGACTTAATCCTTCCCTTGGCTGTTTTAAGTCCAGAGGCGAGAGCCTTCGTGTCGATTCCTATTTTAGCGAGAAGAGAGAATTTAGCCATCGGTCTTTAGTCTTTTAAGTTCGTCGGCTTTCGCCTGTTGAGTAATTCCGTTACGGAGAGAATACTTATCTCCGAGATTCCTGCTAGTTATCCTCTGTAATAGCTGTAGGACAGTCGCGAGCGGCAGATCTAGTATAGACTCTATACTCCATCCGTAATTATACGCCAAGCTGTCTACGAGCGATATAGTCGATACGGAGCTATCGAAATCGTCCTTAGCTGCCTTATTAGAGGATCCGAAGGCAGGCATATCGTTGAACGCCGCGCTAAAGTAGCAGATAAGCTCGGACTTTACGTCCTCGTTCTCTCTTAATAACTTAGCAACTTTCCTAACATATCTAGTTTTAAAGTAATATCGATCTTTCGATATCATAAAAACGAGCGCGACTAGATCGTCTAACTCTGGTGTCTCTTCGCATACTAGACGATTCTCGGAGAACTCTAAATGAAGGATATCTCGTATAGATATCTGTCTTAGCTTTAATCCTCCGATGTCTTGCTCGACTCCGATAACGGCTTCGAGCCGCAGCCTCTTTTCAAAGGCTGCGGCGTCTGCGATGCGCTCTCTGGCGGCATCATCGAAACTGACCGCCTTTAAGTGCATTCTATATTAATTTATAGAGATATATCCGCTAAGAGAGAAGCGACGATAGTCAGCCTGTGTCTCTGTAAGATCTACGCTTGTTAAGCGAACGGAGTAAGAGCCGTAAGTGATAACGTCTCCGAGAGCGGGAGCTGCTGCTGAGTCTCCTAGTTGCACAGTAAGAGAGACTTCTTCACGCTGTGGAACGATAGTCGAGCCGAGAGGCTCGCCGTCTCCGTTATCGAGATCGACTCGATTTGCTGGGGTTGTTAAAGAGAAGCTTTCGACGATCATGCCGTCGAACTGTGGTTCGTTAATACCGAAAAGCTCGGTTCCGTCTTGTATAATAGCCATAATGATTTTGTTAATTAAAGTTTAAATTTAAAGTTGAGGTTCAAAAAAGCAGAGACTGTCAATTTTAGAACTGATCTGGATTGATCGTAAATTTCATCTCGTAAGTAAGAGTCGAGACTGCCAGATCTCCGTCCACCTCGAAGTCCGTCCCAGACGGCTTCATGTATTTAACTTGATAGTATGGCAGGATAGGAACTCCATCGTCTAGGGTCGTCCAGTTGTCTGCGTTTAAAAGCATCGCAGCGCGAACCGACTCTCGATAAGATCTGTGATTCGTCTGCGTTCCGTCTATCGCAGCGTCTGAGACGATCGATATCGAGAGCGTCAAATTATACTGCGTATATTCTAGAACGTCTCCTGCTACGACTGTAGGAGGATCGTCAGCTCCTCCTATTTCAGCTCGTATAGTAAGACGAGGAGAAACGAATGTCGATTGATCTAGCGAAGCGTAGAAGCTCGAAGCAGGAAGCCCTGTCGCAGTTTCTAGAAAGATCTTCGCAGCGTCCTCGAAGTTAGTCTCTAAGTCTAAGAATCCCATTTTATCTCTGATATTGAGCCGCGCAGTCGAGTCGTCGAGTAACTCCGACGGAGTCGTCGTGGACCCCTACAACCTTGTAGTTAGTAGTTCCGTCCGTTAAGATAGTTCCTTTAGACGGAAGGATAGAGTAATCCGCTCGAGCTATATAGAACTTAGTATCGATTAACTCCTCGCGTCCGTCCTCGTAAATTTCGAAGCTCGACTCCGAGTCCTGCTTGTTCGCAGAGTAAGTCTCTCCGTTACTAGGAAGAGAAGTAAGCGAGACGTTTATCTGCGCGATCGCGAACTTTAGATTATCCGATATCAAATCTGTAAGGCTCATTTAATAATAGTAGCAATGTAAACACGAAAGAGCCTCTCGCTTTTACGAGAGGCTCTAGAAGTAATAAGGATCGATTAAGCTGCTGTAATCTTCTCGCAGGCGTTGGTGTTAATGATCGCCTCATCTACGCTATTGAAGACGCGAAGGACATCGCTCTTAATAGGCTCGTCGCGATAAGTCTCTGCGCTGAATACGCCTCCGTCTGGAGAGTAAGCGAGAGTCCGACCGAAGCCGCCGTTAGCGAAGTCGCCGCCGCCTACTTGACCTACGAAGTAAGTCGAGTCGGACCAGATCTTAGTGCGAGCTGCTGCTTTACCCTTTGCAGCGCTGTTGTAGCGAGTTGGGCAGAGGATGATTTGATTAACGCCGAGAGCGTCGAGGATGACCTGGCGATTGGTGTATTGACCATTTCCGTTAAAGATCCCGCGAACGTCTACAGTGTTAATCATCTCGTTGAAGAGAGAAGTCTCGATGATAAGAGCGAGACTATCATAGAAGCCGTTTCCGTTGAGACGCTCAACTGCGTTCTGGATCGAGCTGATTGGCTTAGCTGCGTCTGCGTCAGACATCGCGCCGCCTGTTTGAGCAGTCGCGTTAAACGCTGCGCCATTGATAGCAGAAGCTACACGGAGTTCGTGGCCTACCATGATATCGCGCTGAAGCTTCTGAGCGATAGCTGCTGCCGAATCGGATACGCCGTCGTCGCTTGCTTTAGTAAGATCTTCGTCTGGAAGCAGACCCTCTAGAGCGTATTGCTGACAGGAGTAGTCTTGCTGGCCGTAAGCGAAGTCGCGACGAGCGAATGCAGAACCAGCAGCGCGAGCTACCGATGCGTTAAGATCGAACTGATCGTCGCCGAATACAGGATACTGACCTGTCTTAGTTGCGACATCGCGAACAGGAAGGATCTGAGTTCCGACGAATTGATTCTCGCCGATTTTGTTAAGTGCCTCTGAGAGGACTGGGTTAAAAGAAGCTGAAGTATATAAGCTCATGATATATTATATTTAATTGATTAGTGGATTGGTGTGACTTCGATGACGTCGCCGTCCGCAGTCGCTGCTGTTAGAGTAATGCCGATGACGTCGCCGCTAGAGCCAGATGCGCTTAACTTACCTGCTGCGTCGCCGTAGACGATGTCGCCGATCGATAGAGCTTCTGAGGCTGTTGCGTAGCTTGTGCCGCCGCCATGCGTTAGAGAGATAGTAGCTGCCTCGCCAGAAGCGGCGGGAGCGATAGTAAATCCGACCTTAGGCTCGCTTGCAGATGCAGTAGCTTTTATGACGGTTCCGTTAGATTCGACTTTTACGAGCAGATAGGCATCAAGTGCTTCACCTGCTACGAAAGTGCGGGAGTTATTTTGAACAGTAGTTGCTGACATAATGATTTTAGTTTAGATTAGTTAGGGTATGCGATAACTTCGAT